TAGTCGCGCTTGAAGGATCTTTTGCGTATACGTGTGCTATACCATTACCATAACCATTATTTGTACCAGACGGGTAATAATTACCCGGACCACCGGCTATAACAACTTGACCATCTGCCGAAAGTTTACACGAAAACCCGAAGTTGGATGATTTTGTTATAGTTTTTAAAAGTGTCGCCGAAGACCCATTTGGCCAAGACCATAACTCGATTTTATGATCACCAGGTCTACCAACAACAAATAACGAATCATCATCACCTGCCACGTCTACATCTGAACCGTAATGTATGGTACCAGAATCAGAAGTTCCTAGGTAACTATTATTATTCCATCCGGATGAACGTTGAGTCCATGACGTTCTAGCTTGATTTTGTGCATCAAATACATAAACTCTATTATCTCCCGGTGCACCAATTATAATAGTATCCCCTGGTGAATCCAAGGCTATTTTAAATCCAAATAAACTATTTGAGTTTCCTGGATTTGAAATAGAAGTTGCGTATTTAGTTTGGTACGAATTACTTGTATAAATTACAACATTATCATCTGAACCGACAGCAAAAACTGTACCTGTATTATTTTGACACGAAGATTTACCAAAATTAGTTTTACCAGTAGCGTTTGCATCTGTTAAATTATCATAATGTTCTGGATTAAGTTGGGTGACTAATTCCTGTGTAGCCATGTTACTAATATAATAAACGAATTAAAAAAAGAAAATTAAAGCGGGTCACCGTTTACGGATTTTTTAAGACTCGACTGCTGTCCAAGATTTATAATCGTTTGATTTCTTTCGCTTGTAATATTAATACCAGTTACATTACGCCCATTTCCTCTAAAACCACCTTCTGATGTAGTGCGTATATCACCGTCAACATCCAACTTATACTGGGGTGTACTAGTATTTATACCAACATTACCAGTATTGTAATGTATAACTGATCCCGACGTTGTCCAAGGATTTGAACCACTACTACTTACCGTTGTCCAAGACATTGCACCCCCACCACTTGATGTAAGTACTTGTCCATTCGTCCCGGCGGAGGGGGAAGGAGAGCCAACATATAAAGCACCTGTTACATGCATAGTACCGTTAACATCAAGTTTATAAAATGGACTCGATGTCCCAATACCCAACTTTCCATCTTGTGTTAGTGTCATTCTCGTGTTGGTTGTTAAATCACTCGTGTTATCCGCCCATTTCAGTTTATAAGTATCAGAAGCATCTACACCATAAGACCAACCAGTTGAATCACTATTAACCATAAACGAAATAAAGGGGTCTTGGGAAGTGCTACTCGTTCGTATACCTATTATGGCGGGGTGAGACGAACTATCCTGTTTTACTAATAAACCATTCTCCCACGGGTTAGAACTACCATATGCTCTTACATCTAAAGATGCCTCTGGACTCGATTCTCCGATACCCAACTTTCCATCTTGTGTTAGTGTCATTTTCGTGTTGGTTGTTAAATCACTCGTATTATACGCCCATTTCAGTTTACTACTTTCGGAAGCATCTACACCATAAGACCAACCACTCGAATCACTATTAACCATAAACGAAATAAAGGGGTCTTGGGAAGTGCTACTCGTTCGTATACCTATTATGGCGGGGTGAGATGAACTTGACTGTTTTACTAATAAACCATTTTGATTCTGACTCGAAATATCTGCACATTCTATATGTAAAGGTGTTGTTGGACTCGATTCTCCGATACCCAACTTTCCAGTTACTTTAAGATCTGAAGCTATAGTTGTTTTACTAGTACCGCTATTGGTATAACTGATATCTGTTGTTTTTGTTTCTAAATCACCTATTCTCGTCACGTTACTTGATAAGTCGGTACTTAAAGCGACACCAGTGAGTGTTGTACCGTCACCATATATCTTTATCGCGTTTACATTCGAAACAAATATATCACCCTTATCATCACGTGCCACGAGTTGGTTCGATAAATTTGAAACATTTCCTAAAACTCTAATATTTGCATCAGATAAACCACTCCATGGACCACCGGTTATATAATCATCCGTGTATAAATTTGCAGGTGTTGCCGAACCTATATCGGCAACATTTTCCCATGTAGGTGCATTACCGGTACCATTTGTTTGTAGAAAAAATCCAGCCGTCGAAGGTGTAAGTTTTGACAAAGCTGACGAAGAGCTTGCGTATAACATGTCTCCGGTGCCATACGATGTTATATTAGTCCCACCTCTATTTACTGGTTGAATTTCACTTTCCAAATTAGTAATTCTTATAGAATTAGCTGACAAGTTTGATTCCAAATTAGTAATTCTTGTAGAATTAGCTGACAAGTTTGATTCCAAATTAGTAATTCTTGTAGAATTAGCTGACAAGTTTGATTCCAAATTAGTAATTCTCGTCACGTTAGTTGATAAGTCGTTACTTAAAGCGACACCTGTCAGTTGGGAACCATCCCCAAAATAATAAGATGCCTCGACGTTACCGTGTACGTTTATTGTAAAATCTTCTCCATCTTTGATCGATATTTAAGATAAACCGGCGTGGATATCCGTAAACCAGATTGCAAATTCAGACACCGACTGATCGAAACCAATAAACACATTATCTGTAGTACTTGGACGGGCTATCAATATACCCGAATCTACAGATGCAGAAGCATTAGAAAGTTGTAAAATAGGATCTTGTACTATAAGATTTACAGTATCGAGTGTAGTAGTGTTTCCTATTACTGTGAGATTACCATTTATTCTTGTATTACCATTTGTATAAGATATGTCTGTTGTTTTAGTTTTTAGAATGGTAACATTACTGTCCAAATTACTAACTATTCCCGCGTTACTTTCTAAGTCGGTACTTAAAGCGACACCATTGAGTGTTGTACCATCACCATAAAAATTGGATGCAGTAACGTTACCACTGACTAAAACGTTACCACTTGCATCTAAAGAAGTTACACTATTTTGAAATTCTACGGTATCGGTTGTTACGTTACCTTGTGTTGTAGTTTCTTGTAAAGTAAATGCGGTACTTACACCAGGAATATTCGTGAGTTTACTCCCATCACCTATAAAAAACCCGGATGTTTGTATGCTTATAGTTGCTACGTTACCATTCTCTAGAGCATCCTGAAGTGTCGATGCACCAGAACCTTTATACTTCTGTATGTTACGACCGGTATTGCAACCAGGCATTCTTACAAATACGTATGATTAAAAATTAGAAAGATATTATACATTTACCTTTTTTAAATACCGAAACTTCCTCTTTTGGTAAACCCGTTCTGGGTATATGAAACCCACCTTGTTTATATACTTTCAAACGTTTGTTATACATTGCATGGCATATCGACCATTGATCGAAAATATCGTAAATGTGTGGGTTATTCTTCTTACCGTGCGTTTCACGCATGATTCTTCCTATAGACTGAACGATATCAGATTTGGGTGTCGCTAAAATAACTGTATCGAGTGAAGGTATATCGAGACCTTCATGTGCTTGACTAAACGTTGCAAATATGATTTTCTTTTTACTCGATTCGGCTAAATCGACTTCTTTCATACCACCCATATACAGACCTGACGTTTTCTTAAAACTTTGGTGGAGTACTTCACAATGGTGGCGACGATCACTTAATACGAGAACTTGGCGCGTGGTTTTAGATATATCCTTTATGAGTTTTGCAATAACAATATTCCTTTCTCTATCCTCCGTGAGTTCTGTAATCATGGTCGCGAGCGAGAGTTTTCCGAAACGCGTACACGGTGGTGGATCTCTGAATCGTTCACATGAATATTGAATAGGGAAAACCTCGACCTGTGCTTGATTTTTGCGTTCGGCGGTAAAAAAGGTCGGACCCATGAACCAGTGTAGAACCTTCGTGAGTCCGTCTTTACGCGTTGGTGTTGCCGATAATCCGAAAACATGTTTTGGGCACATTTTGAAAAGGGATTGTGAAAATACTTTTGCACAAATATGATGTGCTTCGTCGACGATGAGAGTACCAACGGTATCGAAATCGTTGAACGAATACTCTTTAAGAGATAAAGATTGGAGCATCGCTATGATAAAATCACACTCCGTTTCTTTCTTATCTTGTTGAACTATACCTATAGACGCACCTGGACAAAACTGTTGGATACGTTCTTTCCATTGGTTCGCGAGAAACTCTTTGTGTACGACAATCATGGTTCGGTACCCGAGTTTACACGCTATGGCCAGGGATACTGTCGTTTTCCCAAAGCCACAAGGAAGTGAGAGAACGCCGTGTCCGGCTTTAATTGCTGCTGCCAAAGCATCATTTTGATGTGTTTCATCACGAAGTGTTCCATTAAATGTAGCTGATATTTTAACTGGATCGGGACGACGATCTTCTTTGGGAGAACCGAACTTATCTTCACCGTAATAACGTGGAATACACAAACCCGATTTAGCTTTTCTGAATACATTAAAAGGCGGTGGAGGGAATCCAAACTCCGTGTTTACTACGGCGCGAACCGTAAGTTCCTTTTTAATTTCCGGTGTCTCATCTGTGATATACCCAGAACGTGTAAGACTCATTAAATAATAAATGTATTAAAACTTTATATTATATTAAAGAATAAACTATTTACATGTAATATAATAAAAAATGCCTGTTATGAAATTAGATGAAAATATCAAAACGTTAACTGAAGAAATTGATAAAATTAAAACAGATATTAACAAAATGAGAGCTGAAGCGAGTCGCGTAGAGACTGATATGTATAGGATGGAAGGTAGTTTGAAAATGTTGTTAGCACTTAAGGACAGTGGCTTATCTGAATTAGAATTACCCGAGAAAAAAGAGGAAGAGAAAGATGTATAAAAATAAATAAAACCATATTTTTTATATAGACACAATTACCTGATATAATCCCTCACTTTATCCGGTAATTTAATTTTTAAATTTAATGTATTTTAATACCCACGAGTACCCACTGTGATCGTGTGCGTTCCAAACACCATTAAACTGTATTTCGGTAAAAACGGTATCTCCTTTTTTTAACGATTGTACCGGTGTATCACCATCGACGTTACACATGACGCGTCGGTACCTAAACGGTACTTTAATTTTTAAAACGTTACCTTCGAGCGGGTCGTCTAGCTGTTTAGGAAATAAAATAAGACCTGTTTTGTGTTCATGTAATTCCCTGATATAGTCTCTCACTTTATCCGGTAAACGAATTCTTAAATATTTTTTTTCGTTATATTCGTACATTGGTTCGTACACGGTTACTTGAACGGGTAATAACATTTTATTATATTGTATAATTAAATCTATAAGTATTTTTTTAATACGTTAATATAAGATGGCGGTATGCGCGTTAAATATTAATACTAAATTAAATTTACCATCAAGACACAAGTCCAAAACGTGGAAGTTTGCGGGTGAATTTTTAATACGAAAGAACTTTCAAAAAGATCAGAAAGAATTAGGATCATGGACGCGTGATCAACTAATCGACCTTGGTCCTACTTTCATAAAACTTGGACAAATAGCATCTTCGCGCGTTGATTTATACCCTTTAGAGTTTACACAAGAATTGGAATCTTTACAGGATAACGTACCTCCTATTGATCGAGATACAATCATAAACATGATCGAAACACACGTAAATTTAGGTACATTTTCACATTTTGAACACGAACCGTTTAAATCAGCGAGTATAGGTCAAGTTCACAAAGCTACTTTACAAACAGGTGAGACTGTAGTTGTTAAACTTAGACGTCCTAATATATACGAAATTGTGAAAAGTGATACGGATAATATTAAAGATATAGTTAGATTTCTCGAAAAAATAGGTATAGATACAGGTACAAACACAGGTTATGTTCTCGATGAGTCTATAGATTATTTATTAGCGGAAACTGATTACGAACAGGAAACTATGAACGCAAAAAAATTCAGAAAATCTTTAAAAAAAGTGAATTGGATGAAAATACCTAAAGTATACGACGATTTGTGTACACCGGATATGATTGTTATGGAATATATAGCTTCCGAAAAACTTAACGATATATCTGACCCTAAAGTTAATAGGAAGAAGGTATGCGAAGCTCTTATAAACTCATACGTGATTCAAACTATGGACAAAGGGTTTTTTCATGCCGACCCACACCCAGGTAATTTAGGTTTTA